TGCGGGCTATCCGTGCCAGCCGTTCTCCGTCGCGGGCAAGCGCAGGGGCGCGAACGACCCCCGGCACCTCTGGCCCCATGTCGCCCGGATCATTGGAGAGGTCGAGCCGCCCTTCGTGTTCCTCGAGAACGTCGCCCATCATCTCCGCCTCGGCTTTCCCGAAGTCGCCGGAGGACTGGTCGCCATGGGCTACCGCCTTGCGGCGGGCCTCTTCACGGCGGCGGAAATCGGCGCGCCCCATCGGCGCGAGCGGCTCTTCATCCTCGCCCACCGCGAGCGCGACCACCTGGCCGACCCCGCGCGCCTGCTCGGGGACGCGGTCGAGCGGCGGCAACCGGACGGAGATGATGCGTCTCTGGCCGACGCCGCTGGCCGGCGACAGCAAGGGGACGCGGAACCTGACGAGCAATCGCAGCGAGACGGCGCGCCCGCGCAACGACGGGACGACGCTCTGCGATGCGACGCGGCTCTGGATGACGCCCACGGCGCGGGATCACAAGGACGGGGCGACGAGCCTGGCGAACACGCCGGTGAACGGGCTGCTTGGCCGCCAGGTCCTGGTGACGCCGACGGCTGGCGGCAGTTCCTGCGCCACGCCCCGGACCTTGAACCCAGCATTCGTCGAGGCGCTGATGGGCTGGCCTGCCGGGTGGACCGGCTTCGGCTCTGTGGCAACGGAGTGGTCCCGCTGGTTGCGGCGCATGCGCTCCGAACTCTCGCAGCTCAACTGCTGGCCGATGGATGAGGGCGCGCGATGAAGCAGAGCCGTGCCATGTCGCTGGTTGAGGCCATCGCCAACGTGGCGGTGGGTTACGGCGTCGCCGTCGTGACGCAGATCCTGATCTTCCCGGTGTTCGGGCTGCACACGACGCTCGCGCAGAACCTCAAGATGGGGGCGGTGTTCACGGTGGTGAGCATCGCGCGGTCCTTCGCCCTGCGGCGGATCTTCGAGGCGATCCGGGTGCGTCAGTGCTGTAGGCCTTGACGACGAAACATCTGCCACACTGGTGGAAACGCTTTCCTCTGTGTGCCGAAGTTGCTTGATTGCGAGCTCTCTGAAGAGGATGGAGGATCCATCAGTTCTGGCAACATGGAGCACAGGTTCGTGACGAAAGACCGATCATCACCTGCCGCCGTTCTGATGGCCAATCAGCTCTCGAAGCGTAATGAGGTCAGAACACGCTGGAAGAAGGATGCGAAGGATCTGCTTGTCGCGCACGAATTCGCGTTGAGCGCAATCTATCGTGCCATCGATCGGTTCTCAGGGAGGAAGTTCGATCCACGCGGTCCCTCAGTCGAAGGCAGAATGAGTCTGACGGCACAGTTTCTCCAAGGCGTTGAGCCATGTGAGGTGGCGATATCCGAGGGCCTGTACTCACAGGCCGCGGCGCTGCTGAAGCAAGAGATTGAAACCATAGAGGCCATGCACGAATTTGTGCAGGGGACGCGCCGCGAAGGGAGAACGCCGAGGATTGGCGGGCGCCTCGCTGGGTGGGGGCCGATCTACGGCGATATGAATGCCATTGCTCATGTTTCCCGACGCGACATTACGCTGCAATTGGTTCATGTAGAACTGGGCGATCTGGCGGCACCCAGCCTAGTGCCGGTCTACAATTACGAGCTGGCGAAACTGATGTACGGCCTTCATGTCTTCATGATTTTCGACATTGCCCGCCTCAACCACGATCTGTTCCAAGAACTCTACGGCGAAGGCTTGGATGAAGAGGAGTTGCGTTGGCTCTTCGCCGCAACGCGCATACTGAAGGACGCTGGCGCGGTGATACCGGTCGAGACACCCACTTCAAGTTGACCGGGTGCCGCCATCCCATTCGGGACGGCGGCATCGGGGCCGTCGTGTAGTGCAGCGTCAGTCGTCGGCGATCCCGTAAACCCTGCCGCGCCCCTCGATCTTCTCGGAGGTGATGGTCAGGCCCAGCTTCTTCTTGAGCGCGCCGGACATAGCGCCTCTCACTGTGTGAGCTTGCCACCCCGTGGCTTCGACGATCTCATCGATGGTCGCGCCGCCCTCGGCGCGGAGCATCTCGATCAGTGTTTCCTGCTTGGTGCCCTTCCGGCGCTGGATCGGGGCGGTCGGCGTTTCCGCCGGCGGCGCCTCGTCCTGCTCGTCCGTGATCCCGAGGGTGCTGTAGGCGAGCGGGGTGACACGCAGCGTGATCGGGCCGCGCTCCTCGTCGTGCCGCCAGACCGTGTTGAGGTCCGTGGCGGCGATTTCCTCGATCAGGCCCTGCTTCAGGAGGCTCTTGCAGACGTTGCCGACGGCGCCGCCCTTGAGGCTGGCGGTGACGGGAAAGACCGTTCCATCCTCGCGCGCGCAGGCGGTGGACAGGATGACGGCTTGGGCGTCGGAAAGCTGGATCTGGGTCATGGGGTCGTCTCCGTATTCGGGCCCGCGACATGCGGCGCCTTCTACGACCCCGAGCCGCGCAGTGCGCGCGGCGGGAGTTCCGGCAGTGCCGGAGATCAGCGGGCGTGTTCGCCCTCGCCGAAGGCGCTGTCGGTGATGCGCTTCAGGAGGCTCGCGTAGTGTTCGAGGATGCCGACATGGCCCCAGTTCACGTCGTCGGGGTGAGCGTTGAAGTGGTCGTCGCTGAGCGCCTGCAGGCGGGCGAGCATCTCGTCGATCTCGGCCTTCTTGCCGATGAAGGCCGCGAGCGCGGCTTCCTTGTTGCGCCGGGCCTTCTCGGCGCGGAGTTCGTGGCGCGGGGTGGTGATCGGGTTCAGGCGGGTGGTCATCGTGGTGGCTCCTTGGGTCGAGTTGCATCGTCTCCGTGGGATCACGTTCCCTCTGTCTGCGGGGCTTATCAACTCGATAAGCGCCTGACTTTGAATGATAATCGAGGCTGGCGATGCAGGGCATGAGCGAGCGCCAGTACGCCGCCCATGTCGGGCTGTCGCGCGGCGCGATCCAGAAGGCGAAGGCCGCCGGTCGGCTCGTCCTGCACGAGGATGGCAGCATCGACGCCGCAGCCTCGGACCGGCTGCGGGCGGATGCGACCGATCCGTCGAAGACCAGGAAGGCGCCGAAGGAGACGAAGCTGAAGCCGGTGTCCGAGGCGGCGGTCTCGGCGGTCGGCGACACGCTGCGGGAACAGGGCATGGCCGCGCCGGTCACAGGGGGCGGGACGACCTTCCTGCAGGCGAAGACGGCGCATGAGGTGCTGAAGGCGCAGGAGCGGCGCATCCGGCTCGCCAAGCTGAAGGGCGAACTGGTTGATCGCGACCGCGCCACGGCGCTGGTCTTCCGGCTCGCGCGCGAGGAACGCGATGCCTGGGTGAACTGGCCGGCGCGGGTGGCTGCGCTGATGGCGGCGGAGTTGGGAACGGAGACGGCGGCCATGCAGAAGGTTCTGGAGGCCCATGTCCGCGCCCATCTCGAGCAACTCGCCCAGCCCCGGATCGCCCTCTGACGAGGTCACTGCGTTCGACGGGGCGCAGGCGCTGCTCCAAGCCTGGGGCCGCGGGCTCACGCCCGATCCCTGGCTGACCGTCTCGGAATGGTCGGACAGGCATCGCTGGCTGAGTTCGCGCGCGAGCGCCGAGCCCGGTCGATACCGCACCGAGCGCACGCCCTACATGCGCGCGATCATGGACGCGCTCTCGCCCGGCGATCCGACCCAGCGGGTGGTGTTCATGAAGGCCGCGCAGGTCGGCGCGACGGAGGCCGGCAACAACTGGATCGGCTTCGTGATCCACCACGCGCCGGGGCCGATGCTCGCAGTCCAGCCGACGGTGGAACTGGCCAAGCGGAACTCGCGCCAGCGGATCGACCCGCTGATCGAGGAAAGCCCGGCGCTGAAGGAACGCGTCCGCCCGGCGCGGGCGCGCGACAGCGGCAACACGCAGCTTTCGAAGGACTTCCCGGGCGGCGTGCTGGTGATGACCGGCGCGAACTCGGCGGTGGGGCTGCGCTCGATGCCCGCGCGCTACGTCTTCCTCGACGAGGTCGACGCCTATCCGGCCTCGGCCGACGAGGAAGGCGACCCGGTCGGGCTCGCCGAGGCGCGCTCGCTGACCTTCGCGCACCGGCGGAAGGTGTTCCTGGTCTCGACGCCGACGATCCGCGGCGTCAGCCGGATCGAACGGGAATACGAGGCGAGCGACCAGCGGCGGTTCTTCGTGCCGTGCCCGCATTGCGGCGCGACTCAGTGGCTGCGGTTCGAGCGGCTGCGCTGGGAGAAGGGCAAACCGGAGACGGCGGCGTATCACTGCGATGCCTGCGACAAGCCGATCGATGAGCACCACAAGCCGGCGATGCTGGCCGCGGGCGAATGGCGGGCCACCGCAGAGGCCCGCGATGCGCGGACGGTGGGGTTTCATCTCTCGGCGCTCTATTCGCCGCCGGGATGGAAGAGCTGGGCCGATATCGCGCGGGACAAGGAGACGGCGGCGGGCTCGGACGAGGCCGAGAGGGTGTTCCGCAACACGGTGCTCGGCGAGACCTGGATCGAGACCGGCGACGCGCCGGACTGGCAGCGCATCGCCGAGCGGCGGGAGGACTGGCCGGCGGGCACCGTTCCCGCGGGCGGGCTGTTCCTGACCGCCGGGGCGGACGTGCAGAAAGACCGGATCGAGGTCGATGTCTGGGCTTGGGGCCGTGGCCTCGAAAGCTGGCTCATCGATCATGTCGTGATCGAGGGCGGCCCGGCGCAGCCCGATGCCTGGGAGGCTCTGACCGATCTGCTCGGCCGCAACTGGCGGCATGCCGGCGGTGCGGAGCTTGGTCTTGCACGGCTCGCCATCGACACGGGCTATGAGACGGCCGCGGTCTATGGCTGGGCGCGCTCGGTCGGCTTTGCGCAGGTCGCGCCGGTCAAGGGGCTCGAAGGGTTCAACCGGGCGAGCCCGGTGTCGGGGCCGACCTTCGTGGATGCGACCGCGGGCGGGAAGCGGCTGCGCCGGGGTGCGCGGCTCTGGACCGTGGCGACTTCGACCTTCAAGGCCGAGACCTACCGCTTCCTGCGGCTTGCCCGGCCGACGGCCGAGGAGCTGGCGGATGGTGCGGCGTTCCCGCCGGGCACGGTGCATCTGCCCGGTTGGGCCGACACGGAGTGGATCCGGCAATTAACGGCCGAGCAGCTGGTGACGGTGCGCAACCGGCGCGGCTTCGCGAAGCTCGAATGGCAGAAGATCCGCGAGCGAAACGAGTCGCTGGACTGCCGGGTCTATGCCCGCGCCGCCGCCTGGATCGCCGGTGCGGATCGCTGGCCCGAGGCGACATGGGCCGATCTCGAAGCACAACTCGGCGTGCCGAGCGGGACGGACAGCCCCGCCGGCCTGATCGGGCGACCCGACGCGGGTCCGCAGGGAAAGCGCCGCTCCGACTGGCTCGGGCGGCGGGAAGGATGGTTCTGATGGCGGACTGGACGGAAGCGGAGCTCGCGGCGCTGCGGCGCGCTTATGCGAGCGGCACCACGCGGGTGAGCTACGACGGCAAGACCGTGGATTACGGTTCGGCCGAGGATCTGCTCGGGCGCATCCGCACCATCGAGCGCCAGATCGCCGGGGCGACGGCGCGGCCCATCGCGGGCTTCGCCGGCTTCTCGCGCGGGGACCGCTGATGGTCTCCTGGCTCGACAGGGCCATCGCGAGCGTCGCCCCGCGCACGGCCACGCGCCGCGTTCTGGCGCGACAGGCTTTCGAAGGGCTCGCGCGTTCCTACGAGGGTGCGGCCCGCGGCCGGCGCACGGATGGCTGGCACGCGCCCGGATCCTCGGCCGATGCCGAGATCGGCCGGGCCGGCGCGTTGCTGCGTGACCGCATGCGAGACCTGGTGCGCAACAACCCGCACGCAGCCAAGGCGGTCTCGGTGCTCGTCAACAACATCGTCGGCGCCGGGATCATGCCGCGTGCGGCGAGCGGGGATGCCGCGCTCGACCGCGAGGTGGACCGGCTCTTCGAGATCTGGGCGCGGGATTGCGATGCCGACAGCCAGCTCGACTTCTACGGCTTGCAGACGCTCGCCTGCCGAGAGATGGTCGAGGCCGGCGAAGTGCTGGTGCGTCGCCGGCCGCGGCGCCCTGGCGACGGCGTGATGCCGCCCGTGCAGTTGCAGCTGCTCGAGGCTGACTTCCTCGACGCGACCCGCAACGGCGCGCTCGGCGCGAGCCAGGCGGTGCAGGGCATCGAGTTCGACGCGCTCGGGCGGCGCCGGGCCTACTGGCTCTTCGGCGCGCATCCGGGCGACGCGACGCTCAGCCTGACGGGCGGGCTCACCAGCCGTGCGGTGCCGGCCAGCGAGATCGCCCATGTCTACGAGAAGCAGCGCACGCAGGCGCGCGGGGTGCCCTGGGGCGCGCCGGTGATCCGGGCGCTGCGCGATCTCGACGACTACGAGGTGGCTGAGATCGTCCGCAAGAAGACGGAGGCCTGCGTCACCGCCATCGTCTTCGGCGACGAGGAAGCCCAGCAGGGCATCGCGCCCGCAGTCGTCGACGCGGATGGCAACCGCGTCGAGCAGTTCGAGCCGGGGCTGATCGCCTATGCCCGTGGCGGCAAGGACATCCGCTTCAACCAGCCCGCGGCCACGGGCGGCTACGGCGAGTACAAGCGCGCGAGCCTGCACACGATCTCGGCCGGCTTCCGCGTGCCCTACGAGCTGCTGACCGGGGATCTCAGCCAGGTGAACTATTCGTCGATCCGCGCCGGGCTCGTGGAGTTCCGCCGGATGATCGACGCGGTCCAGTGGCAGCTCTTCATTCCGATGTTCTGCGCACCTGTCTGGCGCTGGTTCACGGAAGCCGCGTGGGCGGCGGGGCGCATCCCCACGCCCGAGGTGCCGGTGGAGTGGTCGCCGCCGAAGTTCGAGGCGGTCGATCCGCAGAAGGACGCGATGGCGGACCTGCTCGCGATCCGCTCGGGCACGATGACGCTGGCCGAGGCCATCGCCCGGCAGGGCCGCAACCCCGACGCGGTGCTGGCCGAGATCGCGACCACGAACGCCAAGCTCGACGAACTGGGCCTCGTGCTCGACAGCGACCCGCGCCGGGTCACCAAGACCGGCAGCGCGCAATCCAATGCGCCGGCCGACCCCGCGACCGATCCGGACGATCCGGAAACTGACGCGGCCTGACGAGGATCCACACATGGAGCAGACGATCGAACTGCCGGCCTTCCGCCGGTCGGCGGAGCTTGCGCCGAACAGCATCGACCCCGAGACCCGCAGCGTCGAGGTGATCTGGTCGACCGGCGCCCGAGTGCGCCGCGCCACGCTCTTCGGCGAGCCGCATGACGAGGAGCTCAGCATGGCCCCCGAGCATGTGCGGCTCGAGCGGCTGAACGCGGGCGCGCCCTTCCTGAAGGTGCACGAGGCGCATGATCTCGACGCGGTGATCGGCTCGGTCGTCCCGGGCTCGGCGCGGATCGAGAACGGACAGGGCATCGCCCGCATCCGGCTCTCCGAGCGCGACGCCGTCGGCGACATCTGGCGCGACATCGAGGCCGGGCACATCCGCGCGGTCTCCATCGGCTACCAGGTCCACCGCTTCGAGATCTCGAAACCCGACGGCCAGCGCGAGCTCTGGCGGGCGGTGGACTGGACCCCGTTCGAGATCTCCGCCGTGCCGGTCGGCGCCGATCCCGCCGCTGGCTTCCGCACCAAGGGCGAACATCACGACTGCGTCCTCCACCGCCGGGACGCCCCCACAGAGCAAGGAGCATCCCCGATGACCGACAGGACCGAGACCCCGGCCGCGACGGCCGAGCAGAGCAACACCACGGCAGCGCCCGAGGAGACCCAGATGACCGACGACAAGACCGGCGCTGCCGACACGCAGACCCGCGCCGCCGAGACCAAGTCCAAGGCGATGAAGCCCGCGCCCGACCCGGCGCCGGAGGACCGCAACCGCAGCGTCGACACCGACGCGCTGGTCAGCGAGGCCCGCGCGCAGGAGCGCGAGCGCGTCTCTACGATCCACGGGCTGGCCGACAAGCTGCAGCTCGAGCGCGGCTTCGCCGACGACCTGATCAAGCGCGGCGTCTCCATCGACGAGGCGCGCCGGCTGATCCTCGACCAGGTCGCGGCGAAGGCGGACGAGACCCGGACCTTCCCCCATGTCTCGATCCCGCTCGGCGGGCGCGACGCCACGGTCACGCGGCGCGAGGCCATTTCCAGCGCGCTCCTGCATCGCTACAGCCCGACGCTCTTCCCGCTGGAAGACGCGGCCCGCGAATATCGCGGCATGACGCTGATGGAACTCGCCCGCGAAAGCCTCGAGACGGCGGGCGCCAGCACTCGCGGCCTCTCGCGCGACGAGGTGGCGACGCGG